GGGGGATATGGCCTTTGCTGGTAACGATGAACCATCACCAGCCGCACTGGCTTACATGCTCAAGCACCACGCGGAAACTGAAAAGCTCGACTGTCGCGACCGCAACGCTAACAAGGGAAATGGTGTGCGTGCCATGACCGACGCTTTGCACGGAATCCTCGCAGCAGGTGATGTACGTCTGAACCACGGGGTCAACGGACAAGAACAGTTTGCACTCAACTAGCGCTCAGCGAGCGCCCTGTTAGCGAAGGGGAACGCAATGAACACACGAAACACCCAGCTCAGCAAAATTCATATCGCTAAAAAAGACCTCGGCCTGGACGACGAAACCTACCGTGCATTGCTGGACCGGATTAGTGGTGTTCAATCGGCGAAAGACTTGAAACCTTTGCAGATCGGGGCCGTGCTGGCTGAGCTACAACGGCTGGGGTGGAAACCTAAACGCGCCAGTAAGGCGGGCCGTAAGGCGCCCGTTACACCAGTTGATCGCCAGAAACTGATGAGTAAGGTTGGCGCTTTTCTGGCTGAGGCAAAACGTACCTGGGCCTACGCGGACGGCATGGCATTACGCATGTTCAAGGTAGAGCGTGTCGATTGGCTGGATTCAGAGCAACTTAGAAAACTGGTTGCTGCCCTCACATACGATGCCAAACGGCACGGGAGACCGACGCAATGACTGACCAACTGTTCCCGGATGACTCCGATAAGCTCGACCCCAACAAAGTACTGGCTCACATGCAAGATCCAACCGTCCTGAACCGCTGGGAAGGAACGCTGAGAGAGATGGTTGAAATCGCCGAAGCCAAGCTAAACGGGGAGATGAAAGAAGGTGCTACGGCTGCTGAGCTGGCGCGGCACGTAGTGTTTGCGATCTGTGACGCCCTGGGTGGTTCCGTAATTTACCTACCTCGGGGCGACTCGTTGAAGCGGGGAATGCGGGACGCCGCGATCTTTCATGACTGGAAAGAGAAAGGACTCCAGCCGTTAGAATTAGCCAGGAAGTATCGGCTCGTTAACCAAACCATCTATGACATTATCGCCAAACAGCGAGCCTTGCATCGCAAGAGTGAGCCCGATCTATTCGGCTTTGAGGACATTGACGAAGGGAAAATCCACTGATGAAATGGAAAATAGCAGCGCTAGCAATGGGGCTTGGCTTTGGCCCAGTCGCTGTGGCTCAGAACTATACAGCATCTTTTATTGCAGACTTGTTCGCTGAGAAGGATCAGTCCAGTGGCGTTATTGTCACAGAAGAAAGGAAGGAACAGCTACTTCAAATGGTGCGTAGGACTGCAGAACAATGCCATAACAATTTGGAGCGAGGTAAGGAAGCCGAGAACATTGCGAATATGGTGGTTTTTACACACCAGAAATTAGAAGACGTTCAGATTTACATAACACACTATGACCTATTAGATGTTGTCTATAGTACGCTCGGTGACGGACAGAAAGACTGGAACTGCGCTTCAATTCTGGCGATGTATCTGGTGCTCAGAACCCCGGACAATGGGGAGCCAGGGGTTACTCATATCAACGCATACAAAGCTATTCAGGCAGGTAGAGATATTGGGATCCTCGGTCCTAAGTGAGTTACCGCTTTACCGTATCATCTGACAGGGTTTCTTACGCGGCGACGAAACGCCAACATCCCCCACTACGCGCGAAGCTAGCTCCGTTCCCCATGACGGCAGGCTTGCACCATGCGCACAGATCCCGCTTCCCCAAAAGCCTTCCGGCCCAACCGGCCGCGCCAATATGCACGGCTCATCCTTGCCGCAGGGGATGACCTTGCTCGTGATGTCCTCCTAAGCAAAGTCCCCGTCGACTGGCTGGACTTGGTGCAGGCGCATGTCTCCCAGGGTGAAGCACATATCCAGCAGCACGTGCGCGAGCAAGAGAAACTTCGCCGATCTGTAACCCCCGCCAACCCAGCCATCACCACATACCGCGAGCCCGTGCATGTCCCTGGTAATGCCGTAGTCGCAGCACAGCACCTCAACGCTTTGCGTGCATCCCTCAATTCCTCACGAGCGAACCCATGACCCCATATTTCCCGAAGCGGCGCCCCCGTGCGCCCCGTATGACCGACTGGACCATCATTACGCTGATTCTGTTGATCGGTTTGGCACTGGTGGCTCCGACAAAACTGCCGGTAGTCCTCTACAAGGCAGGCCTGGTCACCCTGGGCGGTGTCCTCGGCTACTGGATTGACCGGGCGTTGTTCCCCTATGCCCGTCCGAACAAAGTAATGCGCACCGCACAACCGCTGGCCGGTATCCGCCGCGCACTGGTCGTGCTGGCCTGCGTCCTCGGCCTGACCTTGGGGCTCTGAATATGCGCAAAGTTCTTCTATATATAGGTGCCGGATGCCTGGCCACGATTGTCGGGCTTGCCTTATCCACTTTTGCGCGTGCCGAAATCCCTGCCGAGGCAGAGCATTACCGCCGTGACTTAACGCGTATCGCCCAGGCCGAGTGGGGCCTGGATGCCCCTGTGGCTACATTTGCCGCACAGATCCACCAGGAAAGCCGCTGGAAATTCGACGCGAAATCGCCTGTCGGTGCGCAAGGCTTGGGCCAGGTGATGCCCTCGACCGCCACTTGGCTAGCCAAGTTATTCCCCAAAGCACTCGCCAAGGTCGAGCCCTATAACCCGACCTGGTCCATGCAGGCGCTGGTCAGCTATGACCGCTGGCTGGCGGATCGGGTCCAGGCACGTACGCCCTGTGATCAGGGAGCCATGATGCTTTCTGCATACAACGGCGGTCTGGGCTGGGTGATCAAAGACCGCAAGTTGGCATCGGCTAAGGGGGCCGATCCGCTGACTTGGTTCAGTTCTGTCGAGCGGTTCAACAACGGCCGCTCGGCCGCTGCCTTCAAGGAAAACCGTCAATACCCCCGTCTGATCCTGTTGCGTTGGGAACGGCTGTATGAAGACGCCGGCTGGGGAAAAGGTATCTGCCTATGAAAAGTCTTTTCCTGAAATCCTTGCCGATACTGGCCATTCTTTTCGTCCTCGGCATGGCAATTAAAGTGCTCGATGACTATGGCCAGTCCAGATACGACGCCGGTTATGCCTTAGCAAAGTCTGAGGGAGCCAGGGCACTGGCGAGCTTAAAGGAGGCGCACGCAGCGGAAAAGCAGAGCGCCGCCGAAGCGGCGACCAGTGTTGCGCAACAGGCGAATGTAGAGCTGCTTAAAGAGCAGGCCAGGAATGACCAATTGGCTGGCCAGCTCTCCGACACAAAAGAAAACCTGCGTCAGACCACCGACCGACTCAAGGGGGATATCGCCCGTGCTACCACACTTTACCGCCGCGCCCTGGATGCCAAACCTGAACCGTTACCTGTTGCTGTGTTCACTACTGGCTTTGTCCGCGTGTGGAACACAGCCAACGGCATTACCACCAACCCCACAGTGCAAACCCCGAACAGCTCCGGCCGAACTCCTGCGCCTGCCAGCGGACCCGGAACCGCTGACGACCTCGACTCAGGCCTCACCCAGGAACAGCTACTGACCAACCAGGTGCGTAATGGAGAGCGGTATGGAACCTGCCGGGCTCAGCTTAAAAGCTTGATCAATTGGGCTCGCAATGAAAGCAAGTGATTACGCCAGCCTGCTGGAAGCCCTGCACAACGAAAGCGCTTTAGCGAATCATTTGGCACAGCAAGAAGTTTTAAAAGGCCCATCGGCAGAATTTTGCCAGGTCGCTGACTGCGATATGCCGATTCCACAAGACAGGCGCCTGGCCATCCCCGGTGTACAGCTTTGTGCTCAGTGCCAAACACGCCGCGAAAAAAGGAATCGCCGATGACGATGATTGAAATGCCGCTGTACCAGGTCATCGGTATAGCGATTGGAGCGCTGAGTGGTTTTGCTGGGCTGGTGAAGCTTTTGCTGCTCCAGACGGAACGGCGCCTGGACCAGCGTTTTGCGGTGATGGACGAACGCTTCAATTCGGTAGCCAAGGATGGCGAGCGTCTGCGCAACCTGGAACTCAGCTTCGAGCGACTCCGCGCAGACATGCCTTTGCATTATGTCCGGCGCGAAGACTACGTCCGCAACCAAACGGTCATCGAAGCGAAGCTCGACGCCTTGGCACTCAAGCTGGAAAACGTCCAACTCAAAGGAGCACGTCCATGAATATTGACCCCGCCAAAGTACGCCGGGAGTCCCTGCGCTGGTACATCTTGCTGACACTCAACACCTCACGGCCGGTCGATCCTCATGAAGCAGTGGTGCTCTCGACTATCCAAGGCATCTTTCCCGATGCCACCTCAATCGAGTTGCGCCGCGAACTGGACTACCTGGCTGACCGAAGCCTGGTCACGTTGAAAAAGCAACCTGCGGGCGTGTGGATTTGCGGTTTGACTCACTACGGTGTTGACATCGCTGAATACACCATCGACTGCAACCCCGGTATTTCCCGCCCAGAAAAATACTGGTGACCCCATGCCCCCGCGCAGCAAAGTTGCCAGTCTGCCCAAGTCGGTCAAAAACTGGCTCGATAAGGCGTTGGCCGAAAACAACTTCAGCGACTACGAAGCCCTAGCCAACGAACTGTCGACTCAGGGTTTTTCGATCAGCAAGTCGGCACTGCATCGCTACGGTCAGGACTTTGAGTCAAAGCTCTCGGCTTTGAAGATGGCCAGCGAGCAGGCCCGTGCGGTAGTGGCTGCTGCTCCGGACGAAGAGGGTGCGGTCAACGAAGCGTTGATGCGCTTGGTCCAAGAGCACCTGTTCAAACTGTTGATGAGTGATGGCGATCAAATGGACTTGCCCAAGGTGGCTAAGGCCGTCGCGGAACTGGGTAAGGCCTCGGTCGTGCAGAAAAAATGGCAGGCCGAGTGGCGGGAGAAGGTCGAAACAGCGGCGGCTCGCGTTGACAAAATCGCTAAGAAAGGCGGTTTGAATCAGGCGACCGTCGACCAGATCCGCCGTGAGATTCTGGGTATGGCCTCATGAATTACTTCCTTTCATTTGCGGTCTGCGCGGGCCTGACGGCGCTTGGGGCCAACGAGAGCAACGCAAACCAGCTCCTGTCTTGCGACATCAATGTTGCGATCTTCCTGACGCTTGCGTGGTACCTCGGCCGAAGGAAAAAAGCATGAGCGTTCCTTTTGTGCTGGATAACACCGCAGGCCTGACCGCTCCGGCTGTATTGCTCGATTATCAAAAAGAGTGGATCGGTATCCGTGCCCCGCTCAAAGTTGGCGAGAAGTCTCGTCGTATTGGTCTCACCTGGGCAGAGGCGGCAGACAATGTCCTGGTAGCCGCCGCCGAAAAGCCTGCTGGTGGTCAGACCGTCTACTACCTGGGATACAACCAGGACATGACAGTGGAGTACATCCAGGCATGTGCTATGTGGGCGCGAGCCTACAACTACGCTGCGGAGGAAATCGAGGAAGGCATCTGGCCCGACAGCGATCCGGACAAGCACATCAAAACCTACACCATCGCGTTTCCCAGCGGTCACCGTATCGTTGCGCTGACCAGTCGTCCGTCCAACCTTCGAGGCCGTCAGGGCGTTGTCGTGATCGACGAAGCCGCGTTCCATCAGGACTTGGCCGAGTTGCTGAAAGCTGCTCTGGCGCTGTTGATCTGGGGCGGCGAAGTGCATGTAATCAGCACCCACGATGGTACGGAAAACGCCTTCAACGAACTGATCAACGATATTCGGGCAGGTAAGCGCAAGGGCAAGCTGTTCCGCTGCTCGTTTCGTGAGGCGGTGGATGATGGGCTTTACCATCGGGTTTGCCTGCGTAAAGGCATCGAGTACAAGCCTGAGGAAGAGGCTGCCTGGGTTCAGGATGTATATGACTTCTATGGCGAAGCTGCTGAGGAGGAACTTGACTGCGTTCCCTCACAGGGCGGCGGCGCCTTTCTCAGTATGGCCCTGGTCGAACAGCGCAGTAACCGCAACGTGCCGGTGCTGCGCCTGGCATACCCGCAAGGTTACGAAACTATTGCCGAACACCTGCGCCTTGCCGAGTCTCTGGAGTGGTGCGAGGAGCATTTGCTCCCGTTGCTATCGGCGATCCCTCTGGATGTTCAAAGTTTTTATGGCATGGACTTCGCTCGCTCCGGTGACCTTTCGGTCTTCTGGCCACTGCTCAAAGAGCAGAACCTACGCAAACGCACACCCTTTGTGGTCGAGTTGCGCAACGTCCCGTTCAAGCAACAGGCCCAAATCAAGTTCTACATCATTCGTCGCTTACCCAATTTCCTCAAGGGCGCCGACGATGCCAGGGGCAACGGCTCGCAGTTGTCGGAGGAAACGGCCATTGAGTTTGGGTTCAACCGCATTGAGCGGGTGATGCTCACCGAGGGCTGG